AAACCATCAAAGGATATTTACGAGCAACAGCTTCAATCTCCCATGCATCACCGATAAAGCACTCATTTACACCACTTAATGCAATCTCAGACATTTTATTCAGTACTTGATATGTTGTTTGATCCGCCATCTTCTTCTCTTTCTTTTTTATATGCTTCTAATGTTACTTTCCACTCATCAGTGTATTTTACTCCCATCGCTAATCCTTCTTCTTCTACAATATATTCAATAACTCTATTGTTATATATTAAATCCATAAGTTTTTTCTTCATTCAAACATTCTATTCTTAATTTGTTCTATTAAATTTATTGCTCCTGATGATAATAAACCAGCAAGTAATATATCTAATAAGAATATACCTGAAAGTGTTATAGGTGCTACCAAAAATATAACCACGCCTATATAAGTTGATAAACAAGTTGAGCAAGAAAGGACATCATTCAAGAACTGGTTTTTAGTTTTTAACCAATCAATTTGTTTTCTAAATATACTTTCATTAACTAATATATTAGTGATCCCATACACTATTAATACAAATGCTACTAAACTCATTTATCATTCCTCCAATCTCTTGGTGTAGTGTCACCTAAATATAAACCACTAAAATAACTATCATCTTTATCAGGCACGGTATAGTAACTTAAACTATCAGGATTATATGTATCATATTCTGGTATATCAGATTCACATAAGAACTGCTTTAATTTATTTGAAAAATACTCAAAATCATTTGATATTTCATCACGCATTTTATTTAATATAGTTATATCGACTGGAGTTGAATTATCACTATCTTGTATTTGAACTCCTTTATTTCTAATCTTCGCATAAATAAACATTAACGCTCTTTTCTGTGAAGCTTTCAACAAAACATTAAAAATATATTCATCCAATAAAGTTTTGTAATCACCTGCTAATGTATCAGCTATTATTTCCGTTTCTATTTTCTTATATAATCTTGTTCCAATTTGTGCTTGAATATCAATTTGTTGTGCGTCATAGATACTATTTTCTAACAACTTATCTTCAACTGAATAATCAATAGTTGTATATTCTTTAAGGTCATTTACAGACATAAAATAAACTCTTGTGTTTGCCATTATTTATTAATTATTTTTTTATTTTACTCTTACTAATCTACATCTACATTCTGACCCGCAGTAGGTTCCATATGGACTTGTTTTAAAGTTTGTTTTTGATAGTCCAATTTGTAATCCAGTTGGAGTTCCAGGTATAGCATTATTCATCCAGTCTGCTAATGTTTTTACTTGACCATTCCAAGATATACATGCTGGACAAATCTCTTTTTCTCCGGGTGCTGATCTCATTTTCCATTGGTATTTATCTTCCATATTAGCATTTGGTATTCTTGATACGGCATTATTTCTATCTATACTTCTAACTCCTGCGAAGTGTTCGCTCTCTAATTCCTCTTCTGGTTCAACATCATCATCACCTATTAAAGTTTCATCTTCAATTACTACTTCATCTTTTTTAAGAACATCATATCCAATAATTTCACGCATTTCATCTTGTGTTAAGATTTCCTTTAATATACTTTCACTAAACTCAATATCTAATGGTTTATTATTTATAATTTGTATATCATTCATACCATTTATTAGCATGACCTTTTGAAATGCTGATAAAACTTTTTGTTGTTCTGGTTTTACTACAGTGTTAAAATATAATTCATAACTCTGTAATAGTTCGTTAGTTGAACCTAATTTACCTGGTGTTGATATACCAACAAGATTTTCATTTGTGATTTTATGTCCAACTAAAATTTGTTGTAACGTAGTTTTATTCAATAAATCATATTGCTTATCAGCATTGTTTAGTTGTAATATCTTTACTTCTGGTTTCTTATCACCTTCGGCATCATAAAATGCTACTACAGCTTTTGAAGCATTATTAGTTCCAGTATATTTTTCATCTAAACTATCTACTACTTGCTTTCGTTCTTCATTTGTTGTTTCTCCAACAGGAAATCCAAAGAATACTGATGGTGTCATTCCATTTTTAAGATTATTGAAATGAAAATTAGCAATCTCTGTATCAATTTGAATCCATTTAGTAGCTGCAATATAGTCAGCATAGCTATAGTATTCTAAACCAGGTGTATATCTTATGATAGGTAATATCTGTCTTGCTGATGTAGCTTTGTTATCAAAAAGGGTAATTTCAATTGGTTGATATACATTTTTTCTATAATTACTCCAATCTCTTGAATAAAAATAAGTTTTTACTCTACCTTTTTCTTTTTTACCCCATCTAATCTTTGAAGCATCAATATGATATATTTCTGCTATTTTCTTTCTACCTTTAGCCCATATAATTTCTAAATATGATAAACCATAGATTTCAAAATCCATAGCAGCCTTCTTATATACTTCATCCATACTTTCATAAGGATTAACAAAATCTAAGAATTGTTGTGAAGCTTCACTATCTTCTTCTTCTGTTTCTACATCTTGAACTATACCATCACCACACATCATACGAACTTTTGATTCAATAATAGCATTGTGTATAGGGGATTTTTCAAATAAGTTTAATAGTTCATCTGGATACTTATTATTATCTCCATATTTAACCCAATCTGAATAAGATGTCTCCTTAAAAGAAGGAAGTACTATATCATTTTGGTACGATAAAGCACTGAATAAAAATCTACTTTCATCTTTTGATTCTGTTTTCTTAAATTCCATTTTTAAATTTTATTTTTTTATCTGTTATAAACATATTTGTCCTTATCTTCTTCATAAGTGTTTGTGTCTTGTGGTATATTACCAGGTTCATCACTGTTGTAAATATAACATTTATCACTTTTAATTTCAATATCATTACTATTATATAATATATATTTATACCAACCTGATTCAAGTTCTACATCTGATACATATAAAAACCTCAGATATATATTTGGATACTCACTTATATCAGTCATCAAAATTTCTGTTGTTCCTTCTGTGTTTATTAAATCAAATCTGTAAGTTTCACCAGTTAATGTTATAACAACATTCATTTGCATTGTAATAAACTTATATCCATCTTTTGGTATTCTTAAACTCATATTTTCTTAGTTATTTTTAGTTATTCTATACTTATATATATAAAATTGTAGGTTTTTAAACATAAAAAAAAGGGATTTAATTAAAAACCCCTTTAAATATATCAATATGTTTGAAAAATTATGCCATTAAACTCGCAATTGGATCACCAATAGTGTCTAAATCAACTAAATATGCTTTATAAGTTTCTGCGCCTTGAATAACAAGTGTTTCACCATTCATTTCAGTTAAGTTATTTCCTGAAGCTCCACCTGCGGAAGCTACTAATTGTAATCCTCTATCAGTTCCTATGAACCAAGTATTGTCGTTATAGTCTTTTATTAAAACTACTAAATCACCTTTGGACAATTCCATTATCTCATTTCTAAGTTCAACACTCATACGTCTAAACATAAGAGTTATGATTGGTGTCCAGTTGATAGTTGTTAAAATTCCATCACCTACAATAGCTTCTGTCCAATTTGAATTATCTTTCAAAAAATCATATGTGAATCCAGTAAAACCATCATAAAGTGTTACCGCAGATACGGTTCCATTAGTCACGGTCATTCCTGTCCAGTCAAATGCTGCTTTTTCATATATAGCTACTTTCTTGATACCTCCATAAGAGCTATCACATCCTTTACTATATCCAGCGATACTTATACATCCCATTTTAATTTTTATTATTTTTTGAAAATAACTACTCAATTAAGAGTAGTTATTATTGAACTTGTTATTACAGATTCTCGTTGTTATGAACCATAAGGTCATTAAAGTATACACCAACACCAAATTTGAAAGAACCAATTATTCTAATTTCTTGGTTTTCACGAGCCCAAAACATATCTAAATCGCCATCTCCGTTTAATGTATCAGTCACAAACACAAGGTTACTGGCGGGGGTTAGATACATAAATGTAGTTCCTCTTAATCCACCAACACCTAATACTTTGATGTCGTGTCCAGGAATAGTTAGTTCTAATGTTTTACCAGCTACATTATTAGCGTAGTTGTAAAGATTAGCACTGATTAAATACTGAACATAAAGTTTAAAGTTAGCAACACTCATATAAAGAGTTAAGTCACCAGTTGTGTAAGCTCTTTCATCTACACCATCAATTAAAGCTTGAACTTTAGCATTGATAGTTGAAGCAGTTGAAGTACCACTTGCAGCAGCTACATAAACATCACCAGTTGCGCCTGATAAGAATGAACCTATACCATCACATAATGCAGCATTACCTGTTCCATTTGTTGAATCAGCAGTCCAAAACATTTTGTCTACTTCAGTTTTAAGAACACCCATTTTATTATCTACGATAAACTTTGAAAATGGAAAGTCTTCAGGATTTGAACCTTTACTCATCAATTGACCATACCATTTAGGCTCCAATGTCTTAGGACATAAAGCTTCTTTGTAATCAACTGAACATACGCTCACTGATACTTGTTCTAAAACAGTTTCACCAGAAACGGTCCAACCACAAGCTGCTGATTGTAAATAAAGTTCGTGTTCAAGTGTGTTAAGTTTAATATCACCTTTTTGTCCAACAAGAATTTCAATTCCTGAGTTTATTGTTGGAGCTGAATATAACGCTTCGGCTACTAAGCCTGTATTCTCGTTTGTATAGTCACTCAATGTGCTTACGTCAAAAGAAAAATCATATTTTTTACTCATTTTATTTTAATTATTTTTTTATTTTCTCAAATTCCTAATAGCTTCAAGAGTGTTCATCCTTTTTTCAATTTGTGATAATTCTCTTTTGTCTTGTGGTTCTTGGGAAATGCTTTCAACCTCAGGTTGGGTTGATAGTTTTTCAATTTCACTTTTCAATGCGATTTTTTGACTTGAAAAGTTCTCTAATTTTGATTTCAATTCTGTAACAATAACCATAAGGTCATTATACTTCGCTTCAAAATCAACTACTTCTAACTCTTCTTCTACCTCTACTTCTGGTTTTACTTCTTCTGTATCCTCAGCAACAATAGGTGTATATTCTACAACTATTCCAGCTTCAACTTTAAAAGTGTCACCATTAGTAAGTATATAAGTTTCGTCAGCAATAGGTGTTACTAATGCTTCATCAGTAAATATAGCAGTATCAACCGCTAAAGTACCATCATAATATATGATAGTTCCATCTTCTAATGTAGCTTCAGCTAATGTTACCTCAGTTGGTTCAACAACTTCTGGTACAACTTCAGTTTCAAGGGCTACCTCTACTTCTTCAATTTCGTTAATTGTCTCCATACCTAATATGGTTCTAATTTTTTCTAAAACTGTGCTAAATTCGCTCATCTATATTTAAGTTTATTTTTTCTTAATCGTATATATAAAAAGACTCTAAATTGCTTATTTTTCTATACCATTAAGTAAATCCTTAATCTGTTGGATTTTGTCTTCGTCAGGTGATGAATGTTTATCATATTTTTCACTTAAAAATGCTTCAATAGATATACCACCTATTTCTCCTGATTTTATTTTCGCTTTAATATCTTCATTGTTAATCTTGTAAGCTACTATCCAAGAACCAATTGCTATATCTTTGAAACCATATTTGGTCATAATTTGGTCTTGATCATTTTGTACTATCCAAGAGTAAATTAAATCTATATCATTAACTTGTTCTTCGTGTTGTTCAGTAGTGTTTTTAAAATTATTACTAATTAAAAAACTTTGTGATAATTCACCAATAGTTTCTGCTGAAAAATAAACAGTATATTCTTCATTGGTTCTTGGATCATATCTATAAATTCTTTTCTCAGCTATCAATGCTGGACTAACTATTATTCCTTGTTCTTTATCTTCAACTCCAAATGTATAATTAGATTTTTCATCATTAAAATATACTAAATTAACTTCCGTAGCTGGAAACTCTACAAAACCCATAGCAGTAACCATATCTTCTTCTTGGTTTATAATCAATTCCACTTCTTTTAAATCTTCTAATTTTTTCATAATTATTATTTATTTTATATTTCTGGATGCTCAATTTTCTTTTGTTTTGTTCTACTTGCGGTATAAGTTTTTACTGCAATTATCGAACTTGATGCTGCGAATGAACTCATCATTACAGCAGGATCATTAAATATAAAAGAATATACGCTACCAATTATCAGCACTAAAAATGCTAAAATTTTACTTAATGTTATTTTAATATCTACTTCTACCATTATATAGTTGCCTCCTCCTCCATTACAGCTACTTGTTCTTGTGTTTCAGTCATATCTGTCTCGGTTAAATAAACTTTCTTATTATTTATACCACCTACAATTGCTGATATAGAACCACCGTCTAATTTAATAGAACCATCACCTGAACTAAAATCTTTACCACCACCTGCTGTGTTAGCTGCTGATGCTAAGTTTCTTAATGATGCATTACTCATACTTGATGCGTTTATAACACCTTCACCACCTTCAAGTTCACCAAATGGAGTTGATATACCACCGTTCAAATGACTTGGACCATCTAATATACCACCATCTGCGAATTGAACTTGATTAATTTTAGCTACTTGAACTAAACCTGCTCCAATAGATACAGCCATTGCTGCATAACCTAACGGTGTTGGACCATAACCTAACGGTGGTGGTGCAATTGCCGCAGTTGCTGATAAATATGTATTTATAATAGCTGAACCAGTAGCTAATGCCTTCTGCGCTATTGAACCTTCTTTCATTAAAGATGCCGCTTGTGACATTATGTTAGCAGTTTGTCCAAATTTTTCACGCTCAATTTGCATTTCTGTCTTAGCTAATGATTTTTTGGACTTTACATAATCTTTTTCAATATTTTCTTTATTTTTAACATGTTCTTTTAACGCAAATTCTAACTCTTCTTTTGTTAGCTTATCATTATCTATAACAGCGTTATATCTATCTTCTTCTTGTTTTAATAATTCTTCTTGATATTCTTCATCAGTCTCAGCGTCTTCTAACGCCCATTCGTCTTCAAGTTCTTTCTTTCGTTTCCTGAAGTCAACCATCCTTTTAATCTCTGCCTCTTCTTCTGGAGTTGGTCCTTCTACTACTTCATCTTCATCTTTTTCCTTTTCTAATTTCTTTGATAAGGCATTTGTCTTCAATAAGTTCTCACGTAATCTTGTAGCCGCTGCTGCTTGTATATTACTCAACTCAGCCTCAGCATTCGATATTGCTATTTTATCATCAATTGTAGTGTTGGTTAAAGCTAAATCAGCCTTCATTAAATCTATCTTCTGTTGCTGTAGTTTTATAGCAGCCTCACTTTCATCTTCAACTATCTTTGTTATTTCTGCTGCTGCTTTTATTCTATCCTCCATAGAAGCAGTTTCATCATCTCTAACTAATTTTAAATTCTGCAATTCTAATCTATTTTCAGCAATGGTTTTATTAAACTCTGCAGTTGCTAATTTCAATTCATTTTCTTTTTCAATAAAGTCATCTGCGGCTTTCGTAGCAGCATCGAAACCTTCTACTGCTGCCTTTCCTATCCCTATAAGTTTTCCAGGTAGATCGTCTATACCAGTAGCCATTTGTAAGAAACTTTCACCTGTTTTTTCAGCACCATCTGCCATCCCTTGTAATGCGTCCTCAACACCTTTCTCTGCTGCTTCAGTGTCTATACCTTTCCCTATTATAGGTATATCTGATACTATTAATTTAATTTTATTACCCAACCAACTAAATGTAGATGTTATCGTTTCAAAAATACCTGTAAATAAATCTGGTATAGCAGTTATTCTATTTATGAAATTAGTTTTTATCAACTCCCATAAATCTTTAACTGCTTGTCCTGGATTTTCAAATGCTGCACTAATTGCTTCACCTACAGGTTCAAGTGATGAAGTTAAATTATTAAATAGAATAGCCAATGTCTTGGTAGCCTTATTCATGAAGTCCATAACTGCTTGGTTCTCCTTCATTAAACTAAATAATGCAGCTATTATTGATAAGAAAA